GAGGCCGCGAGCGAGCAGGCCCGCGTGTCCGCCATCAACGCCCTGATCGACCGCGGCTACGGCGACCTGAAACACGCGCCCGATGGCGACGACAAGGCCAGTGGCATCACGGTGCGTTTCGTCGCGCCCGCCGAGAAGCTTTGAAAGAGCGCTGGTCTCGAACGCTCTTTCCTCCGCCTGAAACGGGCGGGGATCCCACGCCATAAGCCGGCCGCAAGACCGCCCTGACGCCCCTCCCATCCTGCGAGCCGCCATGCCTCCATCCTTCACGGCGGGCGTGCGCGACAGCCTGTCGAACCTCGCGGCCTCGCTCGGGGCCGGCAAGGACAAGGCGGCTTACGACAGCTTCGTGCTGTTCGACCTCGACCGGGGGCAGATCGAGGCCATGTACCGGGGCGACTGGCTGGCCCGCAAGGTCGTCGACATCGTGCCCTATGACATGGTGCGCGAATGGCGGGAATGGTCGGGGCACCGGGAGGACGTGGTCCGGGTCGAGGCCGCCGAGCGCCGTCTCGGCTTACGCAAGGCGCTGCAGCGGGCTCTTGTGCTGGGTCGGCTCTACGGCGGCGGCGCCATCGTGATCGGCACGGGCGAGACCGACCCGGCCGCGCTGGCCCGCCCGCTCGACCCCGAAGCCCTGCCGCGCGGCGGCTTGAAGTTCCTGCATGCGGTGAGCCGTTGGCAGCTCGCGGCGCCGGCGATCGACCGCGATCCCCTGAGCCCCTGGTTCGGCGAGGCGGTCAGCTACGAGGTGGCGGCACCCGAGCGCGGGAGCTTGCGGCTGCATCCCTCGCGCGTGGTGCGCTTCCTCGGCAACGAATGGCCCGACCCGAGCCTCGGGGCCTCGGTCTGGTCCGACAGCGTGCTGCTCGCACTCTACGACGCCATCCACGCCGTGGCCCTGACCACGGCCGGCGCCACGAGCCTGATGCACGAGGCCAAGGTCGACGTCGTCACGGTGCCGAACCTGTCCGAGCACCTGAGTTCGGCCGACACCACGGCGCAACTGTCGGCACGGTTCGCCTATGCGGCCGCGATGAAATCCATCAACAACCTGCTCTTGCTCGGCGACGGCGAGACCTGGGCCAGGCAGCGGATCGACTTCGCCGGCCTGCCCGAGATGGTGAGAACCTTCCTGCAGGTAGCGGCGGGTGCTGCGGACATCCCGGTCACCCGCCTTCTCGGCCAGTCGCCGGCAGGCCTGTCGGCCACGGGCGACAGCGACACGCGCAACTACTACGACATGATCTCGGCTCGCCAGGAGATCGACCTGCGGCCGCAGCTGGAGCGCCTCGACCGGCTGATCCTGCGCTCCGAGGGGATCGACCCCGCGCGGCTCACCTTCGCGTTCCGGCCGCTCTGGCAGATGGATGCCGCCACGAAGGCGACCGTGGCGCTGACCAAGGCGCAGGCCACGCAGGTCTATGCGGGCCTGGGGCTGTGGCCATCTGAGACCACGGCGCGGCTCGTCGAGGCGCAGGTGGTCGAGGACGGGACCTATCCGGGCGCGGAGGGGATCTTCGCCGAGGCGCAGCGGGCGGGTGCTAATGCGACAGACGCCCGGAGCACAACCGACGCCTTCCCGGCAGGGTCCGGTTCTCGGTCCTATGAAAACGAGCCTCGCGATCCCGATGGGCGGTGGGCGACGGGCGGTGGAGTCTCGGTCACCCCTGTCGGCTTCCACTTGGAAAGGGAACGGCGGAGGAGGCGGGAAAAGAGAAGAAAGAGGTCGAGAGAGCGGGAAAGGGAGCTGAAGCCTCACTAGGCCCCCACCGAGCCGAGCGGCGGGGAGGCGCTCCCCACCCCACAATCGTCGCCCGGTTCTCCGGCACCGCCATCCTCGCCACCAGTCGTCAAACCCGCCGGCGTTCCCGACCACTGCATTGAGAAACCCTCAGACATCGGTGTTGGGATGAAATGGTCTAATCCGGGAAATAGGAACGACGTTGTAAGATCGATGCCTCCCGATCCTGCTAGCCCTTTTCAGCATCAGCAGGTTCCATACATCGTAGATCAATTCGGTGGTTACAGAGACGTAGAGGGGAATCAAATAGCTGGATTCAGTCCAAGAAAGACCCCTGAGGCGCATATCCCAACAGATCGATTTATCTTCAAGCGGCCGTAAATATGGTCTGATACATCGTTCAAATATGGTCATGCATAGTGAGAGAGGGAAGGCTCCGATGGCTGAAGATATGGCAATTTGGAGAAGGCTTGTTTTAGACGAGGTTAGGAGCATCGCTGACGAGCAGCAGCAACGGAAGACATGGTTCGGCGTAGGCCCTTTGATTGATAGCCCCACCGAACAATTCTGTGCGTTTTTTGATAACGCTTCTGTTCCAGATTTCCTGGTGCGTTTCGACAACGGATTAAATGAAAAGCAAATAGTGCAGCTCACCCGCCTGACCGCTCTGATGAGGCGCCTGTCTGATAACATTCGCGGGTTTATCAGGCCGGCTGACCTGATAGACGATCCGCGATGGGAGGAGATCCGCAAGCAAGCGGCAATCACCCTTGATGTCTTGTCGAAGGAAGATTGAAGCAATCGCAGGACGGGGTCCCACCAAACTGGATCTATAGCTCGGTCGACCGCGACCCGCTGAGCCCGTGGTTCGGCGAGGCGGTCAGCTACGATGTGGTGGCACCCGGGCGCGGGAGCTTGCAACTCCACCCCTCGCGCGGGGTGCGCTTCCTCGGCAGTGCCTGGCCCGACCCGACGGTCGAGGCCTCGGTCTGGTCCGACAGCGTGCTGCTCGCGCTCTACGACGCAGTCCACGCCGTGGCCCTGACCACCGCCGGCGCCACCAGCCTGATGCACGAGGCCAAGGTCGACGTCGTCACGGTGCCGAACCTATCCGAACACCTCTCATCGTCCGACACCACGGCGCAGGACCTTCTTCGCCGATACCGCTGAGACGGCGGCCTGAGAACACGAGAACCTGAACGCTTCCGCCCATCGACCCGACCTGCCCCGCGGCCTTCGACGCTTCTGTAACATCCGAAGCGCGGCTCCGGTTCGTCCCGCCTTCCCCACCCCAGCCCCGGAGCCTTCCCCATGGCCACGCTCGTCCTCCGTTCGGCCGGCGCGGCCATCGGCACGGCCCTCGGCGGCCCGCTCGGCGGCATCGTGGGCGGACTGCTGGGCGCCGTCGGCGGCGGCGTGGTGGACGGCCTGCTGGCCAACACGCTGGCGTCGCGCCGCAACAAGGCGCCGCAGCTCGACGAGGTGGCGATCACCCACGCCAGCGAGGGCACGGCGGTGCGCAAGCTGTGGGGGCGCATGCGGGTCGGCGGCAACGTCATCTGGTGCACGCAGTTTCAGGCCGTCACCACCAATCAGAAGGGCACCAGCGCCTCCGGCAAGGGTTTTGGGGCCTCCACCAAGGTGACGAGCTTCGAGCTCTCCTTCGCGGTGGCGTTCTGCGAGGGCGGCGACGACGTCACGCTCGGCCGCGTCTGGGCCGACGGCAACGAGCTCGACCTCAGCCAGTACGGCTACAACGGCTCCGAGAGCCAGGCGCCGGACGGCTGGATCGAGAGCGTCGAGGGCACGGGCGCCGTGCCGGCCTATCGCGGCCTCTGCTACATCGTGTTCCACCTGATGGCGCTCGACGCCTTCGGCAACCGCATGCCGCAGATCACGGCCGAGATCATCCGGCGGCCGCCGATCCCCGACCCCGACGACGTCACCCACACGCTGCGCTCGGTGTGCATGCTGCCCGGCGCCGGCGAGTTCGTGCTCGGCACGATAGTCTATCAATCGAGCGACGGCTTCGGGTCGTGGTTCCCGGAGAACGTCCACACCGCCAACGGGGCCACGGATTTCAACGCCTCGCTGGCGCAGCTCAACGCCAGCCTGCCCAACCGCTCGGCCGTGTCGCTCGTGGTGGCCTGGTTCGGCACGGATCTCAGGGCCGGCAACTGCCTGATCGTGCCCAAGGTCGAGAGCGCCACCAAGACGGTGAAGCCGGTCGATTGGGCGGTGGCGGGCCAGACCCGGGCGACCGCCGCGCTGGTCAGCCAGATCGACCCCACGACCCTCGACCCGACCGGGCTCGGCGCTTCGGCGCCGAGTACCGGAACGGTCCCTGCCTTCGGCGGCACGCCCAGCGACGACACCGTGATCCAGGCCATCCAGGCCATGAATGCCGACGGGCTGCGCGTGCAGTTCTGCCCCTTCGTCATGATGGACGTGCCGCCCGGCAACGGCCTGCCGGACCCCTATGGCTCCGCCCAGCAGGCGCCGTTCCCGTGGCGCGGCCGCATCACCTGCTACCCCGGCCCGGGCCAGCCGGGCACCGCCGACAAGACGGCCGCCGCCGCCACCCAGGTCAATGCCTTTTTCGCCCAATATGGCCCCATGGTGCTGCATTACGCGCAGCTCGCCGTCCAGGCCGGCGGGGTCGACGCCTTCGTGATCGGCTCGGAACTGGTGGGCCTGACCCAGCTGCGCTCCGGCCCCGGCGACGCCGCCTATCCGGCCGTCGCGGCGCTGAAGAGCCTGGCGGCCCAGGTCAAGGCCATCGTCGGGGCGGGCTGCCGGGTCGGCTACGCGGCCGACTGGACCGAATACCATTCCCACCGGCCGGCCGATGGCACCAACGACGTGATCTTCAACATGGACCCGCTGTGGTCGGATGCCAACATCGACTTCATCGGCATCGACAACTACCTGCCTGTCGCCGACTGGCGCGACGGCGCCCCCAACCGCGATTCCGATCCGGTGGCCGGCCCCTTCGCGATCTACGACAAGGGCTACCTGCAGTCCAACATCGAGGGCGGCGAGGATTATGCCTGGTACTACGCGACCCCGGCCGACCGGGTGGCGCAGACCCGCACGCCGATCGTCGACACGGCGGTGGGCAAGCCCTGGGTGTTCCGGCAGAAGGACATCCGCAGCTGGTGGCTGAACCCGCATTACAGCCGGCCGGGCGGCGTCGAGAACGCCGGCGCCACCGCCTATGCGGCGCAGGCGAAACCCATCCGCTTCACCGAGTTCGGCTGCCCGGCGGTCGACAAGGGGCCGAACCAGCCCAACGTGTTCTACGATCCGAAGTCGGCGGAATCCTCGCTGCCCTATTTCTCGCTGGGCTCGAAGGACGATCCGGTGCAGCGGGCCTATCTCGAGGCGACGCTCTCCTACTGGCGCGACCACGCCCCGACCTCGGCCGTCTACGGCGGCCCGATGGTGTCGACCGCCGACATGTATGCCTGGGCCTGGGACGCCCGGCCGTTCCCGGACTTCCCGGCCCGCACGGCCGTGTGGCACGACACCCCCAATTACGAGCTCGGCCACTGGCTCACGGGCCGGCTCTCGGAAGTGCCGCTGAAGTGGATCATCGCCGAGCTCTGCGCCGCCGCGGCCGTCACGGCCTATGACACGAGCGCGCTGCTCAGCCCCTCGACCCTGGTGCTGGGCTACGCCACCGATGCCCTGATGTCGCCGCGCGACATCCTGGCGGGGCTGATGGACGCCCATCAGTTCGACGCCGCCGAATCGGGCGGCAGCCTCGTGTTCTTCGCCAAGGGCAACGTCAGGGTCACGCCGCTCCTGGTCGAAGGGCTCGCGGTCGAGGGCGCGGCCGACCCCGGCTACAGTTTCACCCGCAGCGCCGACACAGACCTGCCGGGTGCGCTGCGGCTCTCCTTCGCGGACCCGTACCGGGGCTACGCGTCCGCCGCCGTCGAGGGCCGCAAGGCCATCGGCAACAGCCAGAACGTCGCCACCCTGTCGACCGCAGCCGTGCTCGACCCGGCCTATGCGGCCGACACGGCTCTGTCGCTGCTCCAGCAGGTGTGGGCGGGGCGCGAGACCGGGACCATCAAGCTGCCGCCCTCGCGCCTGGCTCTCGACGCCGGTGACGCCGTCACGGTGACGTTCGACGGCCTGACGCTGCCGTTCCGCTTGAAGAGCGTCCACACCACCACGTTCCGCACGGCCGAGCTCGTGGGCTTCGACCCGTCGCTCTTGCGCGTGGCCTCGCGGCCGCAGCCGCGGACCGGCACGCCGAAGCTCGGCAGCTACGGGCCACCCGTCATCGAGTTCCTGTCGCTGCCGCCCGTGACGGGCGCCGAGCCCGAACTCTGGGCGCCCCGCATCGCCGCCTATGCGTCGCCCTGGGCCGGGGTCGACGTCTATCGGGCCAATGGCGGCGGCGGCTACGACTACGTCACCACGGCGGCTGTCCCATCTGCGATGGGACAGCTGACCAGCCCGCTCTACGCCGGCCCGGTGGACCGCTGGGACTTCGGCAATGTGGTGTCGCTGCGGCTCTACGGCGGGGCGCAGCTGCTGTCGCTCAGCGAGGCCCAGGTGCTGGGCGGCGCCGGCGCCATCGCGATCAAGAACGCCGCCACCGGGAACTGGGAGGTGCTGCAGTACCAGAGCGCCCAGCTGGTCGGCGTCGGGGCCTACAACCTCACCAAGCTGCTGCGCGGCCAGCTCGGCACAGAGGGCGCCATGCTGAACCCGGCACCCAAAGGTGCGCGGGTTGTCATCCTCGACGCCAACACGCTGACCCCGCTCGACATGACGCTCGACGAGCGCGGCCTCGTGCAGAGCCTGCGCTACGGCCCGAGCCTGTTTCCGCCGAGCGACCCCACCTACGGCGCCGCCAGCCTCGCCTTCCCGGCCACCGGCCTGCGGCCCTTCTCGGTGTCCCAGATCGCCGGCCGGCGGGCGCTGCCGGCCGCAGACGTCGCCTTCACCTGGGTGAGGCGCACGCGCTTTAACGGCGACGGCTGGGATCCCGACAGCGTGCCGCTCAACGAACAGAGCGAGCTCTACGACCTCGAGGTGACGGACGGGCAGGGCAACGTGCTGCGTACCGTCTCCGGCCTGTCGGCGCCCGCCTGGACATACACGGCGGCCCAGCAGGCGGCCGACTTCGGCACGTCGCAGCCCGCCTACACGATCAATCTGTACCAGCTCAGCGCCGTGTATGGCCGCGGGCAGGTCGCGACGCGGAAGGTCTTCCTGTGAGCGCCTCGCCGAACCTCAAGCTGCCCTATCTCGACCAGAACCAGAACCAGAAGACCGTCACCCATAATGCGGCGCTGCGCATACTCGACGCGCTGGTGCAGCTGCAGATCCAATCGAGCGCGCTGGCGGCGCCCCCGGCCTCGCCCGGCGACGGGCAGTGCTGGATCGTGGCCAGCGGCGGCTCGGGGGCCTGGCAGGGCAAGGACCTCAACGTCGCGGCCTGGCAGGACGGCGCCTGGATGTTCTACGCGCCCACCACCGGCACGCTGGCCTATAACGACGCGACCGCGAGCCCGATCGTGTGGACGGGCTCGGCCTGGGCGCCCCTCGCGGGCGGCAGCGGGGGCGCCGTCACCAGCGTGGCGGGCCGCACCGGGGCCGTGACGCTCGGCGTGGCCGACGTCGGCGGCGCGGCGCCGCTGGCCTCGCCGGCCCTCACCGGCACGCCCAGCGCGCCGACCGCGACCGCTGGCGACAGTTCGGGCAAGATCGCCACCACGGGCTTCGTCACGGCCAGTTTCGTCACCTATGCCTATGCGGGCGCCAATTACGCGACATCCGCCAACGCGAGCCTGACCGGGACGCCGACGGCCCCCACCCAGCCGCAGAACAACAACTCGACCCGCATCGCCACCACGGCCTACGCGGACCGCGCCGCCGCCGCCATCATCGGCCGCGCCCAGGTCAGCGACGCCGCCTATGCGGTGCTGGCGAGCGACCGCACGGTCGCGGTCACGGCGCTCACGGCCGCGCGCGTGCTGACCCTGCCGGCGGCCTCCGCCTACCCGGCCGGCGCCGCCCTCACGATCGTCGACGAGAGCGGCGCCTGCTCGGCCACCAGCACGGTCACGGTCGCGGCCGCCGGAACCGACACGATCAACGGCGCCGCGAGCGCAATCCTGTCGGCGCCCTACAGCTACCTGGCGCTCGAATCCAACACCGCCAACAAGTGGACCGTGATCGACGCGCCGAGCGGCACGGTGTCGGGCCTCAACGGGGGTCCGCTCGCGGGCTTCCGCAACCGGGTCATCAACGGCAATTTCACCATCAACCAGCGCGTCCAGGCGAGCGGCACGGCGCTGGCGGCTGCGGCCTACGGGCACGACCGCTGGAAGGCGGGAGCCGCGGGCTGCACCTACACGTTCACGGCCGCGACGCCCGACACCATTGTCACGATCACGGCCGGAACGCTGACCCAGGTGATCGAGGCCGCCAACGTCGAGGGCGGCACCTTCGTCCTGTCCTGGGCCGGCACGGCGACGGCTCGGGTCTATCAGGGGACCGCGGCGGGCACCTATGTGGCGAGCCCGCTCGTGGTGACCAGCCTGAGCGCCGGGGCCAACACCACGGTCGAGTTCGGGGCGGGCACGCTCGGCCGTGTGCAGTTCGAGCCGGGGCCGGTCGCGACACCGTTCGAGCGCCGACCGCTTTCGACCGAGCTGGCGCTGTGCCAGCGCTATTTCGAGAAAAGCTACGATCAGGCGACCGCTCCAGGAGCTGTGTCGAGCTTTGGCGGCAACGCTGTATTCACGGTCGGTGTGCCCAGTGCCATCTATACGGCTGGAGTGACCGTCGGCTTCAAGATCACAAAGCGGGCTGATCCTACGATCACCCTGTATTCCATCACAACAGGAGCCTCCGGCAAAGTCAGAGATACACAGAATTCAGCCGATGTGACAGGAACGGCAGTAAACATCGGTGACGCCGGTTTCGTTTGGTATGCTGCTAGTTCTGTTGCAAGTGCAGGGTATAATTTTCAGGGACATTGGACTGCGAGCGCGTAACTCTAGGGCGGAAGATGAACACCCTCCGCGCAAGCGCCGTGGCCTGAACCCTCTCCACATCCATGCCCCTTCGCCCTCGCGCGCCGCCGGCCGCGTGGGGGCGCTTCCGCGCGCCCTGGCGCGCCCCGCCGGCAGGAGCACCCGCATCATGAGACCGACCGATATTCTGAAGGAGGCCGAGGCCGACCTCGCCTCGCTGGCCGGCCTGCCGGCCGAGATCCGCGCCAAGGTCAAGGCCGGGGTCGCCGAACTGACCCGCATCCGCGACGCCGTCGACGCCACCATCGCGTCGCTCACCGGTAGCGCCCAGGCGGCGCTGGCCTCGCTAGAGGCCATGGCGGCGTCGGCCGCAGGGCAGGCGCCCGCCCAGGTCGACGCGGCACAGCCCGACCCGGCCGCAACCCTGGCCGACGCGGCTCAGGCCGCCGAACAGCCCGCCACGGCGAGCTTCGGCGGCTGAACCGCCGCCACCTTCGACAGCCAAGGCCCCGCACGCGGGGCCTTTTCCACATGGAGGACCCCCATGCCCGACGACATCGATGCAGACGCCTTCTACGCGGCCCACGAGGCCGCGCCATCCCTCGATCCCGAACTGCTGCGTCGCGCCGTCGACGCCTACATGGCGGCGCTGCACATGCACGTCTCGCGGGCGCACGCGCACATCGAACTCACGGCGGACGAGGCGATCGAGGCTTTCCGGCCCAAAGACGTGGAGTTCTAGGCCATGACCAGGACAACCTCCCCGGCCGGCCGCGCCGCCCTGATGGCGCGCGAGGGCTGCCGCCTCGAGGCCTATCGCGACAGCGTCGGCGTGCCGACGATCGGCGTCGGCCACACCGGCCGCTCCAGCCCGCCCGCCATCGCCATGGGCCTATGCATCACGCAAGCCGAGGCCGACGCGATCTTCGCGCGCGACCTCGCGCCTTTCGAAGCCGCCGTGAACCGCGCCGTAACGGCCGAGCTCGCGACCAATCAGTTCGACGCCTGCGTGTCGCTCGCCTTCAACATCGGGGCGGCCGGCTTCGCGGGCTCGACCGTGGTGCACAAGCTCAACGCCGGCGATCCCGCGGCGGCCGCCGACGCCTTCCTGATGTGGGTCCACCCGCCCGAGCTGCGCCAGCGCCGCAACGGCGAGCGCGCCCAGTTCCTGCGGCGCGACGCCGTGCCCCTGCCGGCTCCGCCGGTCGCCGTGGCGGCCTCCGTCATGCCGCCGATGGCCGGGCCGCACCTCCTCCCGCGGCCGGCCGCCCCGGGCTTCTGGGCTCACCTCGTCGCCGCTCTCACCCGAAAGGCAGCCTGACATGACCTTCGATCCCGCCGCTCTCATCCCGGTGGCCGAGTCCATGGCGCGCGCGGCCCTGCCGACGCTCTCGACCATCCTCGGCGCCGCCGTGCCGTTCCCGTTCAGCCTGTTCGTCGGCCCGGCCTTCGCGGCGATCGCGGTGGCACTCGGCGACGATCCCGCGACCGCCACGCCGGCGACCGTCAAGGCCCGGATCGACGCCGATCCCGCCGCCGCGAGCGCCAAGCTGCAGCCGATCGAGGATCATTTCGCGGCCGCCGCCGCGGCCGCCCAGCAGGAGCTCGACGCCCGACTGCACGACGTCCAGGACGCGCGGGCCACGGAAGTCCGGTACATTAACAGCGGGTCGCCGATGGAATGGGCGCCCGCCATCGTGTCGGCCATCACGGTGGCGGGCTTCTTCGTGATCTGCGCCATCATGCTGTTCCACATCGGCGACCAGTCGATCGCGCAGGGCATCCTCGGCGCCCTGACGGCGGGCTGGACCACGGTGCTGACCTATTGGTGCGGCTCGTCAAAGGGCTCCTCGGACAAGACGGCAGCGCTCACGGCGCTGGCCAGCCAGCCCCAGGTCATCCAGGGGCCAGGGTCGCACGTGTCCGGCGGGATCGCGCCGAAGCGAGCGGGGCGATAGGTGGACCAGGTCCCGGGCGGAGGAGGCTTGGGGTCCCGGCTTGCTGCGCAAGCAGCCGCGAAGCAGGCTTGCTGCGCAAGCAGCCGGGAAGCCTCCGCAGGGGAGGACGCCCATCCTCGCCCGTCCATCGACAGCCCGGAATACAGAGACGCGCTGGCCGCACGGAAAGGGCACCCCGACGGGCCACACATTCTCCCCGATGACGAAAGTGTGGCCATGTCGCAGGTCGATCCCTACACGCTCGCCACGCTGCTCGCCGACTTCAAGGCGGCCCGGAACCCGACCGAACAGCCGCCCCGCAAGTCGCTGTTCGACTGGTCCTGGAACATGCCCCTGCTGATCTCGATCGTCGGGGTCGCGGCGGCCCAGCTGGTCGGCTACACGCAACTCGGCGACCGCGTCGAGAGCTTCGGCCGCCGCCTGGAACTCGTGGAACGCCGCCAGACCGAGGATATTCCCCGCCTCGACGTGCAGATCCAGAACAACAGGCTGCAGGACCAGCGGATCCAGAACATGGTCGAGGTGGGGTCCGAGACGCGACACAACGTGAGCGACCTCGCCAAGATCGTCGCCGAGCAGTCCAAATCCATCGGCGACATGCACGAGAGCATCACCCTGATGCGCGATCGGCAGGACCGCGGTCCGCATTGACCGCAAGCCTGATCCGGAACGGATCCCTTTCAGCCCCCGCTGGCTTCGGCCCGCGAGGGCTTTCTTGCGTCCGGAATGCTTCCAGGAAGGGCAATTATCGGAAGGAAAAATTTACCACGCTGGTTGACGGATGCGTAACTCCCGCATATGTAAGTTATACACAATCGGGGCTGTGATGCACACCGTTTGCGAGACTCGCCCCTTTCAGGCCGCCGCGAAAGGCGCGGGGATGACGAGAGATGAGATCGACGCATTCGCGAGTATCATTGCGGGAGACCCGATGGCCGGCGATCTCATGCAGGACACTGGCGGATGTCGCAAGGTGCGTTTCGCGAAGCCCGGCATGGGCAAGAGTGGCGGGTATCGCGTCATCACCTATTTTGGCGGCTCCGAGCTGCCCGTCTTCTTGCTTACCGTTTTCGGCAAAGGCGAGAAGGCGAATCTTACAATGGCCGAGCGAAACGGCCTTGCGGTCCTAACCGGGACTCTAGCAGACACCTATCGCAAGAAGGTGGTCAACATGGGAGCGGCACGATGAGCAAGAGGACTTTCGACAAGATCGCGGCTGGCCTCAACGACGCCATCGCGATCGCACGTGGCAACACGAAGCCGGCCAAGCTTCACATCCCCTACGAATTCGACATCCGGGCGATCCGGTTCAAGACGGGGCTTTCCCAGTCGGATTTCGCCCACCAGTTCGGCTTTACGGCCGACCAGATCAAGGCCTGGGAGCAGGGCAGGTCTCGGCCGCTCGGTGGCGTTCGCGCATACCTTCTGATGATCGACACTGATCACGAGACCGTGGTCCGCATGCTCAGCCAGGCCCGGTCGCGAGCAGCCTAAACCCTGCACAGATCTGCCTGAAAAGCCCCGCCGGCACCCCGTGTCGGGGGGCTTTTCTGCATCCGGCCAGTCTTCCGGGAGGGGATTATATACCTCGCGAACCACGGCGATCTAAGGATGTTTCTTGTTTGGCGGCTCGCGGTAGCAAATGAAGCGCCGCGAGCGCCATCGGAGGCGGTGAGCGCCATCCCACCGGTCCTACCCGGCGCGGTAGCTCCAGACCACTTCGGCGTCGTCGATGGTATCGTCGGCTCCGGCATCCCGCAGCGCCGCGACGGCGAGGCGCCGCAAGCGCCCGCGCTCCTCGGCCTGTTTGTGGCGGGCCGGGATCGAGGTCGGCGCCTTCACGAGATGGTGCAGCGGCGAACCGACCGCCTTCAGGCTCAGGACCGACCCGTCGTAGACGGCATCGATCCAGGCACCCTTCAGGGTCAAGCGGGTGCCGGTCATGATGCGTCCGTTGTCACAAAAAGCCCCGCT